GCCTTACAAGCATCTAAAAAAATGGGTGGTGGTATGATGATGGCACCTAGAGGAGCTATGGGAGCAATGGGTGGTGGCATGGCTACACCTATGGGTTACAAAGCAGGTAAATCTGTAAAAGTAAAATGCAAACTAGGTAGAAACAAACCTACAAAAATGTATTAAGGGGGATCTATGTCCCTCAAAGGTTTATTCCAACTTGGGAGAAGACTTCTAAAAGGCAAGAAGGAATCAGCGACACCGACTACCGGACAACAGCAAAAGCTTCTTACATACGAAGGTAAAGCATCTCAAGACACTGGATTAGAACTAGCAACAAAAGAATTAGCAAACCCACCTGTAAAAAGAAATATCACTAAACCACTTTACATGGGTGATGACACAGCTCCTGCTTTTGGTTCTTCAACTTATGACTGGGCAATGAAGATTGGTCCAGGTAGATACACAGCCGATGAATGGTTAAATCATTTAACTTCAACAAGAACAGAAAAGTTTAAAATATTTGGTAAACCTGCTGAGAGAAAAGTAAGGCAAGCTAAATCATTTAAATATGATAGCGGTCCTTTTGTTGGTAAAGAAGTTAGAGTTACACCAGAAGAATTGTTTGATACTAATCTAGCAACCTTTAACAGCGCGGGTGATTTAACAGGTGGTTTATTATTTGCTGCTAAAAAATTTGGTCTTAAGTTAGATGCAAATGAGGTTGGTAACATGATAAAACTAAATCCTATTAATAGATTAAAACCCGTAGAACTTGGCACACCTGAAAAAGCATTTACAGATTTAATAAAAAAATCTAAATCAATAAATGCACAAATCAATACAATTAAAAATAAATACCGAACAAATATAGATATTGATGATAATTTACAAGATGCTTTATATCATTTAAATGGTTTACAAGCAGAAAACATACATTCCGCTGCAATCAAATCAAATGTTACAAAATTTAAAACCTCAGTAATGCTAGCTAGAGATGGCACAAGAATAAATCAAAGTGATTTTAAAAGTTTAAATAGAATTATTGGTGAGCTTGATGAAGCTGCATCTAAAATTACAAACAAAATTAACAAAACTCAATATGGTAATGAGGCTAATTATACTTTACCTGGTGGTAAGAATTATAGAGAAACAATATTTAGATTAGATGAACCCATACCAACCAATACGAACCCTTTGACCTCACCAGGGCATTTCAGTGAACATGGTGCTAATCAAATTTATCACGTAAGATTTGACACAAGAATAACACCAGATGGTAAGAAAGCGTTTTTAATACATGAAATACAATCTGATGTTAATCAATCTATTGCAAAACAATTATCTAAAGCAGAGCAGCTTGATGGTGTAAAAAGAGTTAATCCTTTTAATGCTGATATAGAATTAAATCTTTTAATATCTGAAAGAGCAAAACTAAGCACTAGATTAAACAAAGCATTAGATGCTCAAGATGTAGCGGCAACAAATGCTAATGCAAAATTATTAGATGATGTTCAAAAAAAATTAAATAATTTAATAACTAAACAATCTAATAGACAAGATTATTTTCCAATGGTTGAAGCAGATCAATATGGTGATCATGCCTTAAAATACTTGATGAACAAAGCAGCAAAAGAAAATGTTGACTTTGTTGCAATTGCACCTTTTGAAAGATTAAGTATGAGACAAGGTTATAAGGCAGGTAACGAAAGATTTTATGGTTATGCTAATGGCAAAGGTATTAATGTTAAAGGAACTTCTGTAATGGCTAATGTTATGAAAAAAGCCGCTAGATTTTATGATTCAAAAGCAGAGAGAATAAAATTAAGTTTATCTGATCCAAAAAAACCTTACAAAAGTATTGATAAAAAAGAGATGACATATCCAGAGAGTCATCCCTTATCGAAAAAAAAACTTGTAAGTATTGTTCATGAGGAGGCTAGTGCTACTCAAGCACCAGGATTGAGATTTATTGAAGACGGTAATCCGAACTTGTATTTTGATGCGTTTGCCGTTAAGGTGTCACCACTAATGAAATACACACAAAAAACCTATAAGGCCAAAGGAGGCTTGGTGGTGGATATGTTTAAACCAATAGGGTATGATAAAGCATGGCTATAGAAAAGAATAACGAAATCATTGAAGAAGAGGATAAAGTAGAGGAAGTTCAGGAACAACCTGAAGGACTGCCACCTGAAGTCATTGTTGAGGGTGAAGAGGAGATGGTAGAAGAAAGTCCTCAAGATAATTTTAACTCAAATTTAGCAGAGACCATGGATGAAAGAATTTTAAAATCCATGGCAAGTGAATTAGTACAAGAATACAAAAAAGATAAGGGATCAAGAAAAGAGTGGGAAGAAACTTATATTAGAGGTTTAGATTTATTAGGCACCAAATACACTGATGTAACTAGACCATTCAAAGGTGCATCTAATGTAACTCACCCGTTATTAGCAGAGGCAGTAACACAGTTTCAAGCACAGGCTTATAAAGAATTATTACCTAGCGATGGTCCAGTAAGAACACAAGTTGTTGGATTAAACACACCACAATACGAACAGCAAGCAGATAGAGTTAAAGAATATTTGAATTATTTATTAATGGAAGAGATGGAAGAATACACAACAGACATGGATCAAATGTTGTTTTACTTACCACTAGCAGGTTCTACCTTTAAAAAAATTTATTATGATGCAATGCTAGCAAGACCAGTATCAAAATTTATACCTGCTGAAGATTTAGTTGTTCCATATTATGCAACAGATTTAAAAGATTGTGAGAGAATTACCCATGTTATTAAAATGACGCAAAATGATGTCACAAAAAAAATGGCAGCTGGTTTCTACAGAGATATAGAATTAACTAAGTCTGACACGACTGAAGATGGATTACAGAAAAAAATGCAAGAGTTAGAAGGTATAAAGAAAACTGGTCAAGATTATATACATAATATTCTAGAAATGCATGTGGATCTGAACTTAGACGAGTATGGAGATTTTGACGACAAAGCTAAAAAAGTTAAAATACCTTATATTGTAACTATTGATGAAGGTTCTTCTGAAATATTATCAATTTATAGAAACTATAAACCTGGTGATTTAGGTTACACAAGAATAGAATATTTTGTTCACTATAAATTTTTACCTGGGTTAGGTTTTTATGGGTTTGGTTTAACTCATATGATAGGTGGTTTATCATTAGCTGCAACACAATCACTTAGACAATTAATAGATGCTGGTACTCTAAAAAATTTACCAGCAGGATTTAAGTCTAGGGGTATAAGAGTTAGAGATGATGACCAACCAATTCAACCTGGAGAGTTTAGAGATGTCGATGCACCAGGCGGAAACATCAAAGATCAATTTTTTAACTTACCTTTTACTGAACCATCAACAACTTTATTTCAACTTTTAGGTTTTGTTGTACAAGCTGGACAAAAATTTGCTGCAACAACAGATACCGCGACTGGTAACGATCTACAAAATAGAGCCGTTGGGACTACAATAGCACTACTTGAGCGAGGAAGTAGGGTAATGTCTGGCGTTCACAAACGATGTTACTATGCAATGAGGTTAGAATTTAAAGTTTTGGCAAGAATTTGTGCAGAATTTTTACCTCCAGAGTATCCTTATGATGTCTATGGTGGTCCAAGACAAATAAAATCGACAGATTTTGATAATAGAGTTGATATTTTACCTGTTGCTGATCCAAATATTATGTCTATGGCACAAAGAGTGACTTTAGCACAGGCACAATTACAAATTGCACAAACAAATCCACAAATTCACAACATTCATGAAGCTTATAGACGTGTTTACGAAGCATTGGGCACAAAACAAATTGAAACTTTGTTAAAACCTGCACCAAAACAACCTTCACCGATGGATCCTGCTAAAGAAAATGCACGTGCACTGCAAATGCAGTTACTAACTGCCTTTGAATTTCAAGATCATGATGCACATTTGACTGCACACATGGCTTTTATGAATTCTAGAATGGTACAAATCAATCCTGCAGTTTATGCATTGTTACAATCACACATTTCTGATCATATTTCTTTCAAAGCAAGAGCAGAAGTAAAGTTAATTATGTCTGATGATCAAGAAATGGCACAAATGCAACGTGAAAATCCGCAAGCTTTTCAAATTATTTTTGATTCTGAAGTTGCAAAGAAAGCTGCACAAATTACAAATGAATTAGTACAAGCAGAAATGAAAGCTAATGCTGCTAAACAAGATCCATTAGTAAGAATTAAACAACAAGAGGTTGATTTAAGAGCTATGGATATGCAGAGAAAAGCTGAAGAGACTAGATTGAAACAAGAATTAGAAAATCAAAGAACTGGTGCTAGGTTACAATTTGATTATGATAAACTTCAACAACAAGATGAACAATCTGATGAAAGATTAAAGGTAGCGAGGGAGAAAATTGCGAAAAAATAAAGATCCAAGAGTCGGCACAGGTAAAAAACCTAAAGGTTCAGGAAGAAGGCTTTATACTGACGAAAATCCAAGAGACACAGTAAGAATAAAATTTGCTACACCAGCAGATGCAAGTGCAACTGTTAGAAAAGTAAAAAATATTAACAAACCTTTTGCTAGAAAAATACAAATTTTAACAGTTGGTGAGCAACGTGCCAAAGTCATGGGCAAATCAAGGGTAGCAGCAATATTTAAAGCAGGTAAAAATGCAATCAGAAAGACGCAACGTTAGAAAAGGACTAAGTGGTGGAGTTAAATTTGGGCCACCGCCCAAAAGAGGACCAAATCCGCAAGGTTTACAGATGATGAGGTCTAAAGATGGTAAAAAAAGGTTACGAAAATCTATCAAAAAAAAATAAAATAATATTTTTAGCTGGTGTTTTTGATGGAGAGGGAAGTTTTGGCATTTGGTCAAAATGGAAAAGGCAAAAATACTTAGCTTGCTCAGTTGAAACAACAGATAAGGACATGGTCACTAGATTTTATGAATTTTTTGGTGGTTGCATGTACCTTTGCAAAAAAAGACAGTCTAATCATAAAAATACCTGGAGATGGCGCATCAATGGTAAGGGGGCTAGAACTAGTTTAGATAAAATGATAAGTTATATGTGTAAAAGAAGACAGGAGAAATACAATAATGTGGTTGAGTGCCTTAAAATTAGCAGTTAGCGCAGGAAGTAAAATTTATGCTAATAAGCAAAAAACGAAGATGGCAATGTCAGAGGCACAACTTATGCATGCCGAAAAAATGGCCCGTGGCCAGGAAGCTTACCAAGGAAAATTGCTAGAAGCACGACAATCAGACTGGAAAGATGAGGCAGTTTTAATAATTTTAAGTTTGCCCGTGGTGGTGCTTGCTTGGGCAGTTATATCAGATGACCCATCAGCGATGGATAAAGTAAAATTGTTCTTTGAGATGTTTTCGCAGCTCCCATCATGGTTTACAAACCTGTGGATCTTGGTTGTGGCATCGATATATGGTATAAAGGGTACACAAATATTTCGTAACGGAGGAAAAAAATGACAAAATTATGTCCAAGAGGTAAGGCGGCAGCTAAAAGAAAATTTAAGGTATATCCCAGTGCATACGCGAACGCATATGCTAGCAAAATTTGTGCAGGTAAAATTAAAGATCCATCTGGTGTAAAGAGAAAAGATTTTAGAGGACCTAAACCAGCAGCAAAAGGTAGAATGATAAAAGCTTCAACAGGTGCTGCATTGGATTCGAAAGCAAAAACTTTTAAACCTATTGCGAATGAAAAAGCAAATATATCTGAATCAGAAATGCAAGTAAGATCTGGAAGAGAAAAAGCAAGAAAAGTAAAAAGAAAACTTAAAAATATTGGTAATCAAATAAAAGGTTTTGGTAAAGAAATTATAGGTAAAAAAGTTGGTGGTATGACTGCAGGTTCAAGATCTGCACTAGGAAGAATTCAAAAAGCTAACATGGTTGAAGCAAGAATGGGTAAAGCTGTTGACTATCAAAACTATTTAAAAGGTTTGAAGAAAGCTACAACTAAACCTAATAAAACATCTAAAAGAAGAGTAAAATTTTTAAATGATGAAATAACGAGTCTTGGAAACCCCAAAAAAAAAGGTGATCCATTTTTAGAAAGAAGATTTAAACTATCTGGAGTTAAAAAAATTTTACCAAAAAGAGTTAAGGCTATTGTTTCATTATTAGGTGCAGCGGCTGCAGGTGCAGCTGGTCAAAAGGCATTAGACAAAAAAAGAAAGAAAAAAGAATTAAAAGAATTAAAAGGTGATGTAAAAGGTTCAATTGCTCCATACAAAGTCGACAAGAAAAAAATGGGTGGTTTAAAAGCTGAGCTTAATAATCCTGCAAAAGGTTACATGGCAGGAGGAATGGCTGATTATTACAAAGATTTAATGTAATGCAAAAAAACATACAGTACCTTAAAGAGGGTGGATTAAAAAAATGGTTTTCACAAAAATGGGTGGATATTGGAAGCAAACGAAAAGATGGTTCTTATGCACCATGTGGCCGTTCCAAATTAGCAGCAGATCGAAAACGGAAGTATCCAAAGTGCGTCCCTGCTGCAAAAGCGGCAAGGATGACAGAATCCCAGAGACGGAGTGCCGTTGCAAGAAAAAGAGCTAAACCTCAAGGTGTGGGTGGTAAACCAACAAACGTTAAAACATTTGCAAAAAAGTAAAATCTAACTATACTCTCTAAATGCTCGAGGGCGATAGTATTGAATATGAATTAATTGAAAAATGTTGTCAATTAATTAAAAATGATGATCCCTTTACAATAGAAATTGGTGTAAGATTAGGTAAAGGTTCTGAAACAATTTTAAAATCATTAAAAAATAAAAATCATTGGCATGTAGGAGTGGATCCTTATGGTGAACTTAGGTATAAACATTTTGATAAGGACTCTAACGTAAAACACTCTTCGGGTGTTATACCAACCTACCCTAATTCAATGAAAACTACAGTTTTACAAAATTTAAATTTTCATAATTTTATTCTTTTACATATGTGTGATACTGAATTTATGGAAAAATATTGTAATGGAGTACCCACATATAATAAATCTAAAAAAATAAGAAATGATTACGATTTAGTTTTATTAGATGGTCCGCACACAACATATGATGTACTAAAAGAAGTTATGTTTTTTGGTGAAAGGTTGAACAATAATGGTATGATGATATTAGATGATTGGCCAACATATAAATCACCAATGATTGTGGATATTGCAAAAATGCTTGACATAAAGCCTTTGCATATAGGTGAAAATAAATTAGTTTTAAAAAAATACGATTAACAAAAAGCATGGTAAGATAAAATAATGGATCCTTATACAATTTCTTTATTTCAAAATTTAATGAGAAAGCAACTTGAAACTCTTAAGAATGCCGCTATATATAGTGTTGACAGCCTAGACAAACTACAATATG